AACACAGTAAAGATAGATGAGAAGCCACAAGGAATAATAGAAGACATAATTAATATAATCAAAAACATAAATGAATAAACCTAAATTAACAGCCAAAGAAGCAATAATGCAAATTGGCAATTTATTAAAAATGGAGTTTACCAAAGTTGAAAAATTCAATGAGGCAAAACTTGCAGATGGAACAGTTGTAATGTGGGATGGTGAAATCGGAGAAGGAACTGCTATCATGGTAGTATCTGAAGATGGAAACCAAATGCCTGCACCTGATGCTGTACACGAATTAGAAGATGGCACATTAGTAACCACAGTAGGTGGATTAGTAACTGCAATCGAACCTAAAAAAGAAGTTGAAGTAGAAGTTGAATTAGCAGAAGATAATACTATGGCAAAGCACGAAGAAAGAATGAAATCGATGGAAGATAAAATGGCAGAAATGGAAACTAAAATGAATGAAATGTTTGCAGCATACGAAAGTAAGTTTGCATCTATTTCAGAAAGTAACACAGCTAAATTTGCAGCAATAAACGCAATCGTAGAAGAAATTGCAGCAGAGCCAATAGTAGTAGCAGCAAAGCCAACTAACTCAACATTCAGTAAAAAAGAACGTACAATGTCAACTATTGAACGCATCGCAGAATTCAAAAAATTACAAAACAAATAAACTAAAAACAAAAACTAAACAAAATGGCATTTAACGTAACAGCCTTATCGGCATACACTAAAACCAACGAAAATGTATTATTACATCGTTCGTTCTTCGAACCTAAAACTGCATCACGTATGCAAATCTTAACAGGAGTAAAATCAACGATTCAAGTTCCTGCATTAACTGACTCTTTAATTTGGCAAAATGGTGATGCTTGTGGCTTTACTGCTTCAGGTGACACAACTATTTCTGCTCGTGTATTAACAGTGGGTCGTATCAAAGTAAACAAAGAATGGTGTATTAATGATTTAGAAACTAAATACACTCAATTATTGTTATCACCAGGTTCTAACTATGATGCATTACCAGGCGGTATTGATGCAGCATTCGTAGAAACTATTTTAGGTACTACAAAAGAAAACGTAGAAACTGCAATTTGGCAAGGTGATACTGCTTCAGGTAGCTCACAATTAAAGCAATTTGATGGTTTAGTAAAAATCATTAACGCAGCATCAGGAACAGTTCAAGCAAACGCAACAGCATTTATTGCAACTGCGGTTACTGCAATCACAGCAGCAAACATTATATCAGTAGTACAAGCAATTTACCAAGCAATACCAGTAGAAATACTTGATAAGGCTGATTTAAATGTTTACATGGGTGTAGGTACTTTCAGATTATACCAAACTGCTTTAACAAACGCAAATCTTTTCAACTTCATTCCTACTGATAACGCATTAGGACAAATGAAGATTCACGGAACAAACGTGAACATCGTTTCAACTCCTGGCTTAACAGGTGTAAACGCAATCTATGCTTTAAGAGATAGCAATATGTTCTTGGGTGTTGATTTAGAAAACGAACAAGAAGACTTCAAATTCTGGTATTCAGAAGACTTCGATTTAGTTAGATTTAAATACAGAACTAAATTAGGTGTTCAGGTTTCACAAGTTCAAGAAATCGTTAAATTCACAGTTTAATTCACAAAAGGGTAGTAGCTAATAGTTGCTACCCTTTTTAAAACCCAATTCAAAATCATGGCATGCGCAATAGTAGCAGGATATGCACTTGACTGTAAAGATACAGTTGGTGGTATTAAAAATTTATACATAACCGAACAAGCAAACATTACAGCAGTAACTGAAAATGCAAGTGGTTTTGTAACAGCAATAACAAAGTCAGCAGGTAAGAAATATTTTACTTATGCTTTAGAGCCAAGAGGCGCAAATAGTACAACTAATAACATCAATACTGACCCTAAAATTGGAACAGTAGGTTATGAGCAAACTATCGCAGCTACGTTCTTAAAAATGGCTTATGAAACACAATTCAAACTACAACAAATTATTAAGAATAGAACTTCTATAATTGTTGAAATGAAATCAGGTCAATTCTTCTTATTCGGTTCTGCATTCGGAATGGAATGTACTGGCGGAACAGGAACATCAGGTGCAGCATTAAATGAGTTTAATGGTTACTCTTTAACATTCGCAGGAATGGAAAAAGTATTTGCACAAGAAGTTGATGCTACTATCATAGCAGCATTGTTAGTATAACATGTTAGTTTAAAATTCTTCATTGTTTTCATAGCAAAAAGCCAATCGATTAAGTTCGGTTGGTTTTTTTGTTTTATAGTTATTTAGCAAACTTTTTAATTATTTATATTTATAGTTAGTGATAAGATTCTTAAAAAATAGCACGAACAATGTAGTAGTAACATTAACTGAAAATTCAACAGTTACAAATCCTATTTATTTGTTTTTATTTACAAACCAAACATCAAATGTTCCTTACTATTTTATAGGTACTGATACAAGCGCATACAAAACACGATACAATAAGTTTAGTATAATTGAAAAGGTAAGTGCAAACACTTTAAATGGCGAAGTTACGTTAGGTTTTAAAGGCTATTATAACTATAAGGTATATCAAACATCATTAGCGAATACAAGTGGGCTTACAACAGCAGTAGATGCAGTTCCTTATATAACAAAAACAGTTGAAGTTGGTGTTGTTGATGTGGTTTTAGATGCACAAACTACCACAGAATACGATGTACAAGATGAAACTAACATAATTTACCAACCACAATAAATGGCATATACAGATAAAACTATTAGAATCGGATTTAGTAATGACAAAGTTCCAATGTTTGTGGAGCAAAAGTCAAAAGTATGGGTTAAATATGGTGAAGAAAACAACTATCCACAATACCTTGTACTATTATTTAATAGAAGTGCAAAGCATAACGCAATTGTAACAAGCAAACAATTATATATTAGTGGTAAAGGTTGGCAATTTGACCAATCAGAAATGCAAGGAGAGGAAGTTATTGCACTACAAGCATTTATTGATAACCCTAACCAGTACGAAACACTAAATGAATTAGCTAAAAAAACTATTTTAGACAATGAATTATTTGGAGGTTGCTATTTAAAAGTAGTTGGCACGAAAGGGAAAAAAGGTCAAGAACTTTACCACATTGATTATTGTACTGTAAGAAGTAACGAAGATAACACAGAGTTCTATATAAGTGATGAATGGATAGATGAAAGTGGTAATGAAAACACATCACCACTATTTACTACTTTGCCTGCTTATGACCCAAATGTAAAACAAGCAGAATCTATTTACTATTATAAAAGTTATAGACCTAATTTAAATACTTATACTTTACCTGATTACATTGGGGCAGTTCCTGCAATTATTACTGATGCCGAAGTAGCAAATTACCATAGAGCAGAAATACAAAATAGCTTTAAAGGTTCTAAAATGATTACTTTCGTGAATGGCATACCAAGCGATGACGAAATGAAAGCTACTGAACGCAAGTTAAAGAGCAAATTCACATCAACAGATAGCGCAGGTTCAATAGTTGTAGACTTTGCGGATGACAAGGACAGAGTAGCAATAATAAACGATTTAAGCGCAGGTGATTTCGCAGATAAGTACACAGCATTAAACGATACTATTCAGCAAGAAATATTCGTAGGACATAAAGTTACTTCACCAATGATATTTGGTGTACGTGTAGCAGGTCAATTAGGTGGCAGAGCAGAAATGATAGATGCTTTTAACCTATTTACAAATACATATGTAGCACCAAGACAAGAAGTTCAAGAGCAAATATTTAATATTTTCGCACCTGTAAAAGGTAAGTTGAAAATTAAACAACTTGAACCTATTATGCCAAGTTTTAGTGAGGCTACATTATCACAAATATTAACTAAAGATGAGTTACGTGATATTATAGGTAGAAAACCATTAGAGATTAAAAATGTAGTTTCAAATGTTGCAGATTCATTAAGCGCATTATCACCATTAGTAGCAACAAAAGTACTAAACCAATTAACACCTAACGAGGTTCGTGCAATCATTGGCAAAGCAGGAATAGAAGGTGGCGATATATTACTACCAAGCGCAGATGTAACTGCACCTGCTGCTTTTAAATTTAGTAAACAAACAAGAGATTTAATAGACTTTGAAACATTCTCAAAGTATGGTGAAAGTGTAGAAAACTTTGAACTTGTAAAAACTAAAAAAGTAATGTTTGGCAAGGAAGATTTTATTTCTAAAATTGAACAAGGAATATTAGACTTAATTAAAAAAACTCCAGACATAACTATTGAAAGTTTAATGGAAGTAATGAAGTTAGATAAAACGAAAGTTAGCGA